GGGGTGCTATAAATTCCTCATATCTCAAAGCGGCATATTCCTGTTTATCTTCATCTATCTTTACTGTTGCATATGCGGCAAAATTTTCGGCTGTTCCTAAGACTTTTTCGGCAGTCCGTCTAACTTCATCCGCTATAAATCCGCTATGAGTTCGTTTGCCGTCTATCATTCTATATGTTGATGGTTTTAAGCCGTCTATAAGGTCGTTTGCGTACTGTTCATCTATTTCATTGATGTTTGTTTTTAATCGTCTGTCTGACGCTGTAAATGCCCCTGTGTTCGTTGTTACTGTAGCGTTTTTTACATCAACAGCAAATAAATATCCTGCACTCATGTCTAAATCTTTTGAATAAAATCCTGCAACAGATAAGTCGCAATAACCATAGCTTGTTGTAGGTATGCCTGAACTTGCCGTGCCTGTTTGAACACCACAAATCAATTTACCTTGATATAATGATGACTTGTAGGGATAGCCATTCCATTGATAGTAGTTTGTGTAAGAATGTGTGGATATAAACGATTCTCCATTAGAATACATATAGCCATTACCAAAATTCCAACCACCGATTTTTCCGTTTCCCGACCTGTCAAGACTAAAATTAGAACTATTTACTACAAGTCTGTTAGAATTTAAAGTGATTACATCTGCACTTTCGTTTATCATGGATATAATTTGACCGTCATCGTCTTTATCTATTTTTAAGGAAATTGAAGCACGCAATGTATTTTCTTCACTTGTCGCTCTTGATACTTCCTGTGTTATTTCGCCAGCCGTAACAGTAATTCGACCGCTTAATGTTTCCTCTGCTCCTTTGGCTCTTGTTACCTCAGTGTTTACAGCATCAGCCGTAACAGTTATTCTGCCCGAAAGTTCTCCCTCAGCGTTGCTTGCTCTTTTTACCTCAGCTTCAATTTTGCTTGCTGTCTGTTCAAATCTTGAACTTGTATTTTCGTCAAGGTCTGTAACCTCTATCAACAGTCCGTCAACACCTTTTTGAATTTTCATTGTTTTTGATTGCAAACTCATAATTTCTGAGGTTTGCGTATCTTCGTTTATTCTGAGCTTATTTCCTTTACTTTCAAAAGTATCTTTTAACGCTTGTATTCCTGCCAATGTTCTTGTAAATATAGGCGAACCTACATCGTCATTGTTTTTTGTCAGAATATAATAATCGCCTGTTTCTAAGTACGGCAACCCCTCTAAAGTTGTTGTGTTTGGTCTGTATGTAATTTCTTTTATTTTTGCAAATATATTTTGTCCGATTTTTGTTAAATCTTCTGAGGTCTTATTGTATATCAAAGGATTTCCAGTAAGCATATAAGCATTATCTTTTGTTCCTACAACTTGACCAACATCATCACTATTGCTTTTTACTATAACACCCGTAATAGCTTCTGTTTCATATTCTTCATAAGCTACAGAAATATAATTAGCTTCGTTTTCTTCTGCACTTAAAAGCTCATAATTGCTTTCTTCGGGGTATAAATCCTCAGATGGGTACAATGTTTCTTCGGGATATAACCCCGCACTTGTCAATTGAACTACTTCAAATTTTCCATCACGGTTTATTTTTCCAAATCCTGCGTTTAATTCACAGATATATTTCAATATATCCGTACCGATAACTTGAGCGTTTTCACTCGTATCTAAAGTTCTCGTGATTTTTATACTATCATTCGGCAAATTTTGTTTTAAATACGGAATGTTCAAGTATTCTAAAAGGCTTTCACGCATTTCTTTTAAAGTAGTAGTTGCGTAGATAGTTACAGTTTTTGTCTTTCTTGTACATTGATAGACTTCAACCCATGCGGTGCTATCATTATCTTCACTTACTTGTTGTATTTCGTATAACTTACCTGTTGGTGTATGAAGATATGTTGTCCCTTCTTCAGTTTTTACGTCCCCCATCCAACCAGCTAATTGAGGTGGTTTTGTACCCGAATAATCAACTGTATAATCTCCATGTTCCCATAAATCGTCAATGTCCCCAACTGCGACAGTTTCTTCATATTGTGCCACAATACGAAACACTTTATCATACCAGTCGGAAACATCTATTTGTGCATCGTATAAAGCATCATAAGCAACAATTTTTCTATAGTCTTTATCATTCACACGCTTTGCACTATCAACACGATATTTTCCCATTTTTACAACTGCGTCTTTACCATCATTTACAAGTAATTTTGCTGTAAACTCCAATCCTGCAAGCTGATTGTTTTCAAGTTCCGATACCTCAAATTCACACGATGATGCTATACAGCCGCCTAACTGTAAATCCTCACTATCACATATGCTTTCTTTAATTGTCACGCTTTCTTGATGCAGCGTTTCATTTGTGATTGTAAAATTCAAATCAGGGAAATAAAATTCATAGTCATTAAAGTACGCACCGCTTTTATAAAAACTCTCTTTTTCACTATCTGTAAGATTTACCATCTTCTCACCTCGCTAATACTCTATTAACTCAAATGTCGTAGGCAAATATGTCGGTGTTCCCTTATATGTACCGCCGTATTTCCATTCAACATCGGGTATATAGAAAAAACCTGTACTATAATCGTTAGTCCATTCGTTAAAATATCTAACACGAACTTTCTTCTCGGGTGAACCTGTGCAACCCGGTTGTTTTTCACCATCTCTAAGTATTGACATGAACTTCTCGTGTTTGTCATACTCCATATAGACTGTTGAAAAAGATATGCCATCACGCATATGCTTTAAAACATTTCTCTTTAAATAACCGTTTGCGTTGACATAACTGTCTAAATCCTGTGCCCTGTCAGCGGTGATACTTAAATTATCTGCCGCTATGAATTGGTCTATTTTTGTGTATTCGTAGTTTCCACCGCTATATCCTGTAGCAATGGAAACAAGACCTTTACTCTTTGAAAATGCCATAATTCTACCTCTAACTTTTTAAGGTTAATGATTTTTTGCACCAAAAAAGGACAGAATATGTAGTTCTGCCCTTTATTATCATATCTATGTATCACATAATTTCATATCATGCACAATAACTCATAGCATATTTCTTGACTATATTCTCAAATATTGCTTTAAGTTGTGGCTTTTCGTATATAATTGCAATTTTTGTAGTTTCCTGTTTAATAGCAGTCTTTGTATTGCCTGCTTTTTCCATACGCTTTTTCTTATTATCCTGTAATCTTTTAAGACTGCAATGTGCTGTTGTCTCCAGTTCGCCGTAAAGTTGATTATAAAGTGCCTGATAGTCAATGTTACTCTTGATTGATATTTCACGAACCCTTGAATTTATTTCAGCTTTCCAATCTCCTATAGGCTGTGTAAATATCTCTTTCATGTTATCAACTGTCTGCTCAACTTTATTTATCTGCTCTGCCTGCCGTTTTTGTTCAAGCTCCATTTTAGCCTGTTCGTCTGCTATTGCATAAAACATCTGCATCTGTGGGGATAACTGAGAACGATTGATTACGACTTCCTTTACTTTATCTTCTACTTTAACAAAATACTGCCTTGCTGTCTTGCCCTTGGCAGAATGACTTTCCATAGATAGATGCTTCGCAAAATCTGTTGTAAGTCGATAATCCTTACATTTATTACCGTTCAACATAATGTCGAACCCCCACCAATCTTTATTTTCTTCATAAAACTCATTACCCTCAATATTGGTTTTAGCCCATCTTGAAAACTGACTTGGTGCAAGCTCCAAAAAATCATACAATGCTCTCGCTGTAGTGTGACCACTTTCATCAATCTGTAAAGCAATCTCAATCGGAGTTTTCATATCTATTACATTATTTATCTCGTTCATTATGCCGCACCCCCTTGTATATTGCGTTCTTGTTTCATACTTTCCATGTACGGTGTAAGAAAAAGGCTGTCAGTGTCAATTTTTCCATTCTTCAAAACCATTGCATAGAGTATAACATTTATATTTCTCAATGTTTCATATTCGTAATTGTCTGACAACTGTTTGGCAAGGTCGCAAAGATTATCCCTTAACGCTACATTTACCCAGTCCGTAGTGTGTCTGTGATACAATTCTTTGACATTGCCTTTCATTTCTTTAAGAGTTATAAGCGAACTACATCCGTTCACCATGTCAATGATTTCTTTCCTTGTTTTCTCTAAGTCTAACTGATATTCCATGCGGTCTGCTTTTTCTTCTAATTCTGCTTTTGTCATAATATTCTACCTCGCTTTCAAAATTTGCTTGATTTCCCTATAAAGTAATGATAGAATATATTTATCAATTCCTTTATAGGGTTGTTGTTAGAACAGTTGCGTACTTTCTCAGGGTGATGTAACTGTTCTTATTTTTTTATAGACCTTTGGTATTCACTTTCAATACCGTTTCTGACAACATCTGATTTTGTAATATTTAAGTTTTCCGAAGCCTTTTCCAGTTTTTCAACCATATCTTTATCAAGGCGAACTCTAAACATTACATCTTTACTGTTATCAGATTTTGGTCTGCCTGTTCTTGGCGACATCTTATCACCTCTTTTCTTTTTGTCGCTACAATAAATATAATACTGTAGCCACAAAAAGTCAATACCTTTTTAAAATTTTTTCAAGTTTTTTGATTGCACTAAAAAAGACGGATATTAAATCCGCCTTGTGGTTTTGTGATTTCTATTCATATTCTTGCGATAAGGTTGAAAGATAACTTACATCTTCATCTTCTAACAACTTCTGAATATATCCCTTGTCATCTTTTACTTTCTGTGCATCTTCTCCTAACCAAGGGTCTAAGTCATGTTCGGTCTTTTTTAAAAGTTGATTTAAGATTTTATCATTATTGCCTTGTTTTTCAATTTTATCAATATCATCTTCATAGCCTTTTAATAAATCTCGAAGTTTTTCGCCACTCATATCATCTTCTAAATATTTATCTATCAGTTTGATAACTTCTTTCGCAGTTCCTCTCGCAGATTTACTCATTTTTACATTTTCTACTCTTATCCTATATCCAATAACTATGGCTGCTAAAATTCCGACTACACCTAAAAAAATTATCAGTTTTTGTATGCCGTCATTTCTTTTCCAGTTTTCAACTTTAGAAAATGTTTTTCTTTCAACATATCCACAATTAGGACATCTTTTAGCTGTATCGCTATATTCTTTTCCACATTCAGGGCATGTTATTAAAGACATAAAAACGCTCCTTTCTTTTTTCTCACATATCATATTATAAATTATTCTTTTTTGCCTTTCTCTTAGCAATTACGATGCTTACAATATGTACTATTGCAAACCAAAAACATATAGCACTCCAAACTTCTAAATCCTTATATGAGCCTGCGTTGCTATACCCTATTAAATAACCCAACAAATAAATTATTATACTTGCTATCGAACCTCCACTTTTTTCAGAATTTCTTGTTACTACAGTGACAATTCCTGCTATTAACATTGCTAATGCACAAAAAACACCACCTGTACCGCTAGTTTCTCCACTATCTATTATGGTATTTCCTAAACCAACAGCACATGATTGTAAGAAAACTATCGCAAATAATACCATTGATATTATTCCTATGACAAGTTTTCCAGTGCTCCATGTTCCATTTTCCTTTTTTAATGTTACATTAACTGATTCTGTTTCTTTCTTTGCGTTAGGATTTCCACAATTCGGGCAAGCGTCCGCTTTGTCAGAAAATTCTTTTCCGCATTCACTACATTTAATCAATGCCATCTTATTTCCACACTCCTTTTAAATATTTGCTATATCATACCACATTCAGCACGATATAGCAATATTCTAAGTGAAAAGAGGTCTGCCGTACCGCTTCTTGTAATCAGCGTTAGCGTTCTGTGTTATCTTAACTATATCACCCTCAGAAACTCCCTCGACATAAAGAGGTGTGCCGCTACTGCTCATACGGTTTATACTTGATACAAGACTTGTTAAAACAGGTGTCATAACATTATATACTGCATCTGACACACCTTGAGATACTGACGTAACTATTTGGTCGTTGTTCATAACCGCTGTATGACCTTTTAATGTACTTACAAGCTCAGGACCTTTTTCTCTTGCTACAAATAACTGCCCCATATTCGGCATACCGCCATTTGCATATTTTGTTATATTATGCCATGAGCCATTTTCAAATATACCACCTTTTGCTTTCTTTTTAGGCTTACTGCTCTTACTGTTTTTCCCAAGATTGCTAAGCAAATTTGAAACACTGTCTGTCAACTGGTTTTTCATTTTGAATGTTATTTCAACACTTCTTTTAATAGTTTGCTTTTTACCTAAATCAGTAAGGAGTGGGTTATTTGCAATTTCTTTAAGTTTCTTATATCCATTTATACCAACATTTATATTTGCATTTCTTGTCTTTATGCTGTTATATTCTTTTTTAACTTTATCAAAATCTTTGCCTTTTTTAGCGTTTGCAGTAACTTTAACCGTTTTGCCTTTTATGCTTTCAATATCTTCTTTAGTCTTTTTAACTCCCTTAGAATTTATTGATACAGTAGCTTTTTTGCCCGACAATTTATCGGTTTCTTCCCCAACACCTTTTATAGCGTCTTTCTGTTTGCTGGTGCTAGTAGTATTACTGTCTACCTTTTTTGTATATTTCTCTACATAGTCAGAAGCTGTATTATATTTTTCATTGAGTTCTTGTTGTGTGTCTTTAAGTGCTCCAAGTTCTTTTTTGTGGTCTTTATAAACTTCTTCTTGGTCTTGTAATGCCTGTGCAAGTTTTGGCACTTCTGTACGCAATTTTTCCATTTCCGTATATTCGGATTTAGTCATTGAAGCTGAACCACTTTTCCAATTTAAATTCTTTTCTTCAAGTTCATTCAATCTCTTAGTTTGATTAACAAGATTTATTCTCTCGTTTTTTAAGACTGCCTCTGCTTGCTTACTTTTCTTTGCCGCTTCTGCTAACTTTTTTTCATTCTCATAAAGCTTATCACCTATATCCGCAAGGTCTTTTTGTGCCGCTTTTGCTTTATAATATTCTTTTGTTTTTTCAACAAGTTTTTTAAGCTGTTTCCAACTACCCTTGTATGCTCCTGTCTCTTTATCCACATTCTTTTTTAAACCCGGTATTTCTTTTGAAAGTTCTTTTGACATCTTTTTGAGAGTTGCCTTTTCAGCTTTTGTCTTATTGACTTTTTTTGAAAGTTTATAATAAGCACTTGCTAAATTTTCAACTTCTTTGCCTTTGGCTTCTGCATTTTCGTCTCTTTCTTCGACTTTTTTTAATGCATCTTTAGTTTTGTTGACAGCTTTTTCACATTCTTTCGCTGATGAATTTAAGTCACCTAATGCCTTATTAGCTTCTGACATATCTAACTTTATTTTTTCATCAGCCTTGCTTTCAACATAATTGTAAAAAGCTACCAATGCTGCCGTTGCCGCCGCTATTCCAACTACACCTACCGAAACACTTAAACTTGTTAAGCCTGCTTTTGCTATAAGCCCTTTAAGCCCTGTTTTGATAGCTGTGCTTATTCCTGCGTCTTTTGCGATTTCAAAACCCATTTTTTCAGCTAAAAAAGCCGCCATTTTCTTAGAAACTTCGCCAGCAATAAATTTTCCTATGCCAGTGTATTTTACCAATGCAAATGCCGCCAATAAACCTGTCTCAATAGGTGCTTTTGAAAACGAACCTTTGAGAGCACTTCCTATTGCACTTACTAACGCTTTTGCTAAACCTAATAAACTCCAAGTAACCTTGCCAAAATCAATAGCAGATATAAAGTCTCCAATGCTTTGACCGACTTTCTCCCACTTCACTTTTTTTAAAGCTGTAGTTAATGTATCTGCAATGCCTTTTATGCCATCGCTTAAACTTTTGCCAAGTTCTTGCCAACCATTAAGACCAGTCTGCTTATTTTTCTTATTCATTGTCTTAAAAAAGTCGTTTATACCCTGTCCTAACGCATTTCCAAGTCCTTTAAAATCAAAAGTAGTAATTGCCCCAAAAGCTGTTTCAATAGCCGCCCTTAGCTTACTTGCCATTGATTTAAAGTACGACTGCAAAACTCCTGTTTTTATAGCTGAATTAAGAGTTTTTGACAAACCTTTTCCAAGATTTACCCAGTTTACAGTTTCAAAGAAATTTGTTTCTGCTTCAAGTGCTGTTTTTATAGAACCACCGATAGCTTGTCCGAGACCTTTCCATTCAAATTTCTTAATAAATCCATTAAGCGTAGTTCCCATAATTGAAGTAATCTTATTAAGACCACTCGACCACTCACTTTGATGTTCGTTCACATAGTCAATGCCCTTATTTAAGGTTGTCGCAAGTGCTTCTCCGATTTCTGTTCCGTCACCCGTGTCCCAAGCTGTTGTAAACAGTTTTTCAATCTTTTCTTTGAGTTTGTCAGCATCGCTTGTCATACTCTTAAATGCTTTGTTCCAACGCTTCTCGTAATCTTCAACAGCGTTTATAAGTGCATCTGATAAAACACCGCTTGTATCGCCAGTATTACCTTTGTCACTATCGTTGCCACCCTTTGAAGTCTCGTTTGTTGTAAGATTGTTTAATTTATCAAATCCTTGTAACTGCTTGTTAAACTTCTTCTGTGCGTCTGCCGCATTATTTATACTGTCTGCCGCATTGTCGGCACTGTCTGATACATCGTCATAACTGCTTGATGTGTCATCGTTTGAAGAACCGCCTATGCTTTTAAATTTCAAGCCAAATAAGTCACCGATATGTTTCATTAAGTCTTTAACAGCCATTGCCATCGCGTTAAGCCAAGGTAAAACTTTTTCAATGACAGGCATAAACAGCCTTGAAAGCATCAAACCACACTGTTTGATATTTGACTTTAACATTCTAAATTGGTTTGCAGGTTGGTTTATCGTATCTGCTAAATCGCCCCATGCGACTTTAGATTGTTGCAACATTGTTATTACACGCAAGTATTCTTTCTCAGCCTGTGTCATATCAGAAACATTTTTCTTAACACCTAGCCCAAGTGCTGTTTCCTGTAATGCCGCAACTGATATGTCCATGCCGTATTTTTTGACAGCCATTGCCGCACCCGAAAGACCACTTGAAAAGTTTTTCATAACTGTATCGAGTGGCATATTTGTTAATGAGGACATATCCCCAGCAAGCATTGTCATGGCTTTTGAGGTTGCAATAGACGCTTCGCCCATCATGCCTACAGAATTTGTCATTTGTGCAATCTGTGCTTCAAAGTTTGTTATCTGTGTAATGTCAAGTCCAAGACTAGCTGTACCTGTGTCAAGTAAATCTCCATCCTTGCCAATCTTATATCCTGTCATTTTGCCTGTAAGAGTTGTAAGTCTATCCTCAAAGCTATCCGCATAACTCTTAGCATCATCATAGCCGTATTTTTTGTAATTGCCTTTATTTTCCTGTGCAATCTTATCTATTGCCTTTTGAAAATAGTTGTATTCCTCGACATAATCACTTGATATGCCAAGAACTTTACCAAGTACACCAGCAACCCTTGACAGCATCATGTACTTGAAATACAGCCTTGCAACCGAATTTCCTAATTTACTAATTTGACCGAGTGCAAGTTTTAAAGGCGATTTCATGTTACGGACATTCTTAGCAAAATTCAGTGTTGCCGCACCAGCATTTTTAATCTTGCCAATAAAATTAGAAAAACCTGTTGCCGCACTCTTTAATGTACTACCAAAACTTCTTGTCGAGTTTTCACTTTCTGTCAGTCTAGCTTTGTACTCTGCAAGTTCTTTTTCAGCTTGATTAAGTTGCTGATATGTTTTGTCAAATGCAGTATCACCAAAACCAAATCCATCCGCTTTTAACTGCTTTAAATCTTCTCTCAGTTTATTAACCTTAGTATCAAGACTGTCTGTCTCACTTATATCTGTATTGATACCTGTTGCACGCTCATTTAAAGCCGCTTTATATTGCTTAGCTTCTGAAACAACTTTTTGCAAAGCAATATAAGCTCTATCCCATTCATCGGTACCCATGCCTTTGCCGCTCACTTCAACATTTTTAAGATTAGCTCTAGCCTGTGATATTCTTTGCGAAAAATCTTCAACATTCGTCTGTGCATTTTGCACTTTAGATATAGCTTCATTTAATGATTTCTGTGCTTGCTCTACCGAATATTTTGCGGTTTCAGGAATGCTTTTAAGTGACTTCTCAATATTCTCTGTAATATTTTGTGTACTGCCTGTATTTTGATTGTCCCATCTAAAAATCGGTATATTAGCTGTTTGAGATGTATTTTGGTTTTTAACACTTTGTATCTTTGTTTCAAGTTCTGCTAGTTTGTTTATTGTGTTAGCAATATCGTATTGTAAACTTTGAAACGCCTTATCGTTTGTTGATGCAGTTCCTATTGCAAGTGCTTTCTGTTCTCTTTCAGCAAGTTTATCTAGCTTAGCCGACAATTTATCATATTCTTTTTCTAAACTGCTTAAATTGCCGTTAAATTGTGTTCCTTTACCTATATTGGAAAACTTGCTTTGTAATTCCTTTATAGCTTCTAACCCTTGCTTAACATCGACTTTAACCTCAGTCTTTGTTTTCTTCTTACCGACATTGTCTACAGTTTTTCCTAAGTCCTCTACCTCTTTAGTGATAGTTTTCAAGCCGCCGACTTTAGCAAGATTTTCAAGGTTTTTACTGATGGAAGTAGTGTTTATACCGCCAAGTGCTTCCGAAAAACTCTGCAATTTACCTATAAGGCTGTCAAGTGCTTTTTCTGCCGACTGTGCTTCTGCCGATACTTTCAGTTCTAAACTATCTAATTCCATCAAATCACCTCATTCTGATTAAATCTCTTTTACTTTTTCAAGACTTATCCAATATCCGTTGTCAGTAAGTCCCCAATTCCCATTGAGTTTGACAATCTTAACTTTTGTTCCTTTTTTTGCAGTACCTTTTTTATTTACTGCCCCCAGCTTCGGTTTACTTCTTAATGCCGCATGTTTTGTAACAACCGCCGTAAACTTATAGCCTGCTGTTATAAAACGCTTAAATTCAGTCCATTTCTCATTACCATTACCTATAAAAGGTGCTGGACAATCTTTTCCGTTTACATCCCAATGTCTGATTATTGTTTTTGCATTAGGACACTTACTTTGAATGTATTTAACAAGTTTTCTTGTCGCATACATCTGTTCCCAGTTTGTTTTTAAGCACATATCACACAATTCAATAGACACTGAGTTTGCGTTTGTGCATTTGCCAAAATAAGCCGCTTCGCCTTTTCTTCCACTTCTGTAATCTCTGCCTACCGCCCATGCTGTACGGTTCATTGCTATTGACTTGCCGACTTTTCCTTTCTTATCAACAAAGAAATGTGCTCCCGTTTCTTTTTCATTAACATTTGCAAAATAATCAAGATTATTCTGTGCTGTATCTCCCTCATTGCTTGTATAATGTATAACAATGTATTTGATATTACTTAACTGTCTTTTATTTCCATAACTAATGCTTTTTGCATATTTTGTAGTCATTTTCATTGATTATCACCTCAAAAAATAAGACGGTATGCTTCAATCACACCGTCTTTAGTCAGGGCTTTCAGGAAGTCCGCTTTCTCTTAGTAATCTAATCCTTTGCTTCATTTCAAATACAGCGATTTCTTCCTGCCCCTCTTTATTTGAATTATTTTTAATTTTTTCTTCTTTTTCTTCTTCAAGTAAAGGATTTTTAGGATATTTTCCTTTACCAAAAGTACAAGCTATTGCTTCGACAACATAATAGCCGTTGAGCCATGAAAGATATTCAGATACTTTTACTTTTTCCTGTTCTCTCTCACTATACGCTTCTATATGCATCTCAATGGCTTTTGGAGTCATATGCATAGCTTCTTTATATGTCAATCCTGCCTTTATCGCACTTGGCAAGATATTTTTTTCAATATTTTCTTTGAAACTTAATTTTTCTTCAAATGGTCTTGTGGAACTTTCGGAGTTTTCTTCGGTTCTTCTTCCTCGGTCTGTATCATGTCGTTCAGACCTATCAAGTCTAAAAAACCATCTTCTGCCATCTGTCCCATAATTATTTCCATAACAGCATAGAAGTTTGTTTTATTTTCACTTATATACTGTTTTAACAATACCTTTGCATCTTCTATTGATGTTACTGTTCTGTCACTATCTGAGCCTGTACCATGATGCTCAAGCAAGCCTGCATAGAACATATGTAATGTTGTTTGTGGAACATTTGACATTCCTTTAATTATATTTTTAATCTTGTCATTCTCGTTTTCTGCATCTGTTGATGATATAAGTTCTAATAACTTTTCTGTGCTCTCAGGATAAAGTGATGCTTCTAATGAGTATTCAAGTTTATAGTCCTTTTTATTTATATTTATAATTTTATACATATTATTTCCCTTTCCCTTACATTTGTAAGAAAGGAGGCAGCCCTAAGACCGCCCCACTTTTAATCAATTTAATTATTCATCGTATGAGTAAGAAGCGGCTGTATCATCACTAACGCCAGCCGTAACAGCCTTTTCACTTCTAGCCGACTGGCGATTTATTTTTTTGTGAGTGTAATTGCCGTTGGATAACCATTTTCATCCTCTGTTACCGCTACAGTGTAATTGTCCTCAATCCACTTAGGTACTGTCTGAACTGATACCGTAGCCGTACCTGTTAAATGGTCTTCTGTTGCTTCATCCGGTGCAAATGATTCCTGTCCTATAAAACCACATATTCCCTCTGAGCCTTTACCATCGGTGCCATACAAAATAATAAAGTCGAGTTTTTTGCCCTCATTTGAAACCATGTCATCTTTATATGTTTTTTCAAACGCTCCCGGTACTTCCATTGAGCCTGCTGAACGTCTACCCATTTCCTGTGTTTCCACCAAATCTTCAAGCGTCGATGTATCGACCATATTTTGTGAGCCGAATGGCGATGGGATAGACTTTGCCCTCATAAGCAATTTATAAGTACCAGCCCAGTATTCACCCTCTGCCGCACTTGAATTTGGTTCTTTGTAAGCGATTCTTGATTTTAAACCTGTTGCCATTGTATTACCTCCTAATTTTGCGTAAAAAAATAAGAGCTATAAAAGCTCTATATAATATCATTCCAATCAAAAGTTCGTGATGCCCTAAAAGTTGCTGTGTAAACTTTATTTTCTTTTCTAACAAAAGGCATAGGATTTAAAGTAAATGCCATCTGCTTAAATTTATCAGCTATCTCATAAGCAATATTCAAAGCCTCATTTCTACTTTTGTTTGTTGTGATTGTAACCTGTGTTGTGTAAAGCACTGTATCAATATTTATCTTTTCTAAATCTGCCACTTTCTCTAAAGGTTGTACAGATTGTATCAATACAGTTGGGAAAATTGCGTTTCCGTCAGCTTCTTCTTCATTTGTAAAACGAATTTTCGGATATTTATTTTTCAAGCTATTTTCAGCTCTTGCTTTAACGATAGAAAAAATAGTTCTTTCTAAGTTATAAGCCCATTCGGTTCTTACTTTCATCCGAACACCTTCTTTGCTACTGAGATGTAATCAGTAATGATTTTTTGGTATGCCTTTAAAACAGGCATTGTTGCTTCAACACCATGCGTCATTACAAGTGCTCCTGTTTCGTCATAATATCCCCACACTTTCTGAACACCATGACCGACACCGTATGAGCCAATTAAAAAGCCAAATTCCTGCCCTTTTGGATGTGGACTTGTTCCTGCTTCGCCGTTGTAATAAACACCAGCCCCAAACTCAATAAAAAGAATTTCTTCACCCTCGACAACAAGATTTGCTTGTGAATAACTTCCAAAATTATTAAGTTTTACATAGGTATAATGTTCGGTGTTAGAACCACTTCTAACCCCTTTGCTGTCAAATGTATAACTTGCGTCAGCGACATTTGTTTCTATAACAGGTATGCCAATTTCCGCAAGTGCCTTTACAAGTTCTGTAGTTTTGCTTCTAAGCCATTGTTTGTACTGTCTAAGCTGTTTTAAAGCCTTTTCTACAGACTTTTGAGACAAACCCAGTGTTATTGTTTGCTTTGCCATAAAACACCTACTTTACGACCGCTTTAAGCACATATTTTGTTGACTTTAAAGCCGGTTTAACTCCAACTATAATAAAATCTGCTGATGTTTCGTCAACTATTTCGTCAACTGTTTCTGTATCTTCGTCAATGTAAGTTACTTCACTATCAAGCCATATTAAGTCACCTTTTTTTAAAGGGAACTCATTTTTATCTGTCAACATTATTGCGTCATAGTCGGCGGCATCAAAGCCGAACTCTTCTGTTTCAGCTTCGCCGCCACTGAACGCTATGTTTGCTCTAAAATCAATAGGTTTTGAGAAAACAGCTTTTTCACCGATAATTTTGGGAATTTTATTGCCCTCGTCATCAAGATAAGGAATAAAGTTTCCGTCACTGTCGGTATAACCCGTATAAACGATATTGCCCTCATCATCTTTTTCATAAATTAGGATACGCCGCCCATTTTGTCGTGAATACTTCATTGACTGCTTGTTTATATCAAGCATTTGTTTCTACCTCGGGAAGCCCTGCTACAGATGTTAAAATACTTACAACTCCTGCAAGAACCGCTGACGAAACAACCACTTTCCAATCGACTGAACTTACAACAGTGCTTGCACCGATAACTCCGACTGCTGTTTGTGCAACTGTTTTAATTGCTCTAACTGCCGCCGCCTTAGTCCACTGTTTCCAATCTCTCATAAAACAATCACTCCTTTTCATCGTTTATACGAACTTCCAAACCATCAAGTCTATGGTGTGCTGAACTTGTACTTTGTTCAACCTTTGTAAGTCTACTTTCATGGTCTGCTAATTCTTTTCGCATTTCTGAACGCTCGCTTTTTAATTCGTTAATTAGTTCCAAGATACTATCTAACTTCATATTGATACGGGTGTTTTCTTTGACCCGTTCTTCGATTTCTTTTGTATCTGTCCGTTTGTTGTTTTTTAATCCAAAATAGACGGAAAAAGTAACGGATATGACACTTATAAGAATTGTAACTTCTATTTGCATCCTATACCGCCTTTCTATAATTTGGCACACTGCCCACCACCCTTACTGTGTGCCGCCTGCTACCATTTTCGTAACCTCACGAATATGGTAACGCACATTCTTCTTTTTAATGTTTATAACATTTTTACAAAAGGAAATACCCCGACAAATAAGCTGTCTCTGTCTTTCCATGTTCGACTTACACCATTTTCACCGAAACTCGCCATAAATTCTTCACCAGCCTGTGAATGGTCGTACACAACAAGATTTACGATAACTCCCTCAAACTGTTTTAAGTCCTTTGTTATCATTTCTTCTGTGTAGCTGTTGGGGTAATTTCTCCTGTTTTTAACATCTTCTGTAGCCTGTTTAATAAGCTGTTCAATGAGCAAATCATCTTCTTTGTTATCAAACACGACTACATCCTTTGTTGTATCATCTTCATTTGTGACAGTCTCTATATGAAATTGTTTAAGTCGGATTTTTACTTGTGCTAAAATCGTATATTCTACTTTGTTCAATTCCATACAGCTACCCCCTACAAATCGAATTTCTCAATCAACATACTTTTCAAATCAGCACCGCTAAAACTGTCAGCATCTACAATTCCGTTTTTAGATGCAAGTGCCTGTAAGTCGGCAGTGCTCATACGATTTATGTCCGTTTTGGTATAAGCAAAAGAAGTCCCCTGTTTATCTTCGGGAACTTCTTGACCTACGTTATACCATTTGCCGTTGTACTTAATAGTGTGTGTCACTTTCATGTAGCACCTCCTACATTACTTTCATTACTACAACACTGTCCATGCCCTCAAACGTAGGCAGTCCAATCATAGATACTACACAATAAGTATTGATAGGATGATTTGTAGCATATGTGTAAACAGCGATACCAGTTTCCACAATAGAAAGATTTCCGTCTGTAAGACTTCCGCTTCTTTCCTCAGGAGTTCTGCCAAAGACATAGTCTCCGAGGTACACACCGCCCGATTGAGCACAAATAACACCAGTTGGTACAAAATATTTTGTCTGACCGTCCGCTGGGTCGATGTAAAGTTTGTCGTAAACTTCAATCTCAATGCCATAGCCTTTCAGATAATCAACAACCTGTCCTTGCTGTACCCTGATGCCTCCCTGATATGCCGCAATGCCAAGCACCTGCTTCTTTGTGTCCTCTGCTTCAAGAAGTTTCTCGAAAGTTTCTGTATTCATAGTAAATCTTGTTAATGAATAACCTGTTTTCTTTGCAAATGTTCTTCTTGCCTGTATAAGGTCGTCCAGTGGTGTTGCTGTTGTTGGTGCGTCCCACTTATCAGCCGGCGTCTGAATTTCGATAAAATGGTCTTTTTTATGTGCCGCTCCGCTGTCTGATGTATATTCAACTGTGTACTTTGTTTTGCCAATATGTACATCAATTTTCGGAATACCATCTGATGGGGCAAGCAAAGACCAAATCTGACGCTCAGGAACTACTAACGCTCCCTCAATAAGATTCATAGGTTTCTTGCTGATTTCTCTAAGTACCTGATTTGCAAGATTGGAGTTTTCGGCATTTTGATAGTTTGCGTACTCCTGTTCCTCTTTTTCTGTAACCATGTACGATTCACGATAAAACGGCATTTCGTTCTGAATATCAGAGAAACCACCTACATCTCTTAACTCTGCCTGTGCGTCAAAGTTAGATGCCTTTAACGATACCGGAAGTCCACTTTTACCCTTGATAAATCTAAGGTCAAGTGAATCCTGTTTTCTTGTTCCAAACTTCTGTCTGCCAAGATAAGGGGCAGAACCTAATGTTTTTTCGTAGTTATTCCACATTACGCCAAGACTTCTCGCCGTAAATGCTTCTGCTAATGGTAATGCTGCCATAGTTCTATTTACCTCCTATTATTCGCCTGCTAATGCTGTTGCACCGTAAAAAGTTACTCTAGGTGTTGCCTTTCTAGCCGCATCTGCGATTGAAAGTCCCGTCACTTTTTCCCAGTCGATAGTTCCCTGATATACATATGTTCCCGGTGCGTCACCCTGCGTTACATCCACATCTTTAAGCAGATAACCTACGCAATCCTTATCATTGCTAGGAAATGGTGTTCCTGCTTTAACGATTTTCTGTCCGTTTGCGTCTGCTACGGATGCCATTGACTGTGGCACAACACAAGCCGCTCCCTCATAAGGGAAAAATTTCAAAATTCCTTTACTTTGTGTGAAATCTCTTTCAATAGGTTTTCCCATGTTTTACCTCCTACAAAACATATTGATTTTTTGCTTCATTGTTGGCTGATGCTTCTCCGAAAGTTATCTTTTCGGCATTTTCAACATCTGCCGGTTTTTCAGTTCCTTTATCGCCGCCTACACTGCTACCGCCCGGATTTGTCGTATTGTTTGCAATCTCCTGTTCCTTAGCCTGTGCCGCAGCAGTTTCTTTATCAGAGATAATTTTTCCGAGTACTTCGTAGTCAAAACTGCCGTCATCCTTGATAACCTGTGATGCCTGTTCAGCAGAAATGTTAAACTTGGATGCCGCATTGCTTCTTTGATTTGCAATAGCTTGTGTCTTTTCAAGTTCTGCGATTTTTGCATTTGCAGAATCAAGGTCTTTTTGCAGTCTTTCCGAATCGGATAAATCCTTATCTTTCATGGCTGTGTATTCCTTTTCCAACTCACGCAGTCTTGTCAACTCTTCACTGTTTTTGTTTGCCTTTGCGTTTGCTACCTGAACATCCTTGCTATTCTCAGCAATGATTTTTTCAATCTGTTCATCAGTCAAACCCATAGCTGTCAGTTCTTCTCTCTTCATAAATTACCTCCGTTATGTCCTACGAATTTTTATACGGTGCAACGACACCGGTTGACATTGCCGGTTTATACGCTCACGGCATTGCGAATTTTTATAAAATAAAAACAGCTACCGATTACTCGATAACTGCTTCATTTTTGTTATTATCATTATTTACTTCATTGTTACTGTTCATTTGTTGCATTATCTCTTGTGCTTTCTGTTCCTGTGCTTCTACATCATCAATAGTTTTCCATAGATTATCTATATATGGCTGTGATAGTAAGAATGTCTTTTCTGCATCTCCCCACAATCCTACAGTTTTAATGGCTATAAGTGGATGTATACCGCACTGTAAAAGCTGTAACAATGTCTGAGCCTTAGTGTACATATTATCCTGTGGACTGTGATTTATCTGCACATCAAAATCTCTTAATGTTATACCTAAATCATGGTCTTTAATACGAATAATATTTAAAGCCACTTTAGCAAGCCGTTTTTCTGCCGACTTAACAATCGGGTCTTTTAACTTTGCTCTAGTTTTAGAAAAGTCCCAACCGTTCCTTAGTTGTACTGCTCCCTGTGTATCGCCGCCACTGTTATTGTTATTTTTGTTTGGTATAGCCAAAATAGATAATGTATTGTCCCATAAATCATCTTTCGCAACTTGACATTGTGTTTGATTAAGTTCTTGCGTCATAATGTCAACATCTGATTTATTGTCTTTATTGATTGATTTGACCGCAAGTGCATGGCTTTCTTTCATTTTTGCAAATGTTTCTTCGTCAATCTCGCAATTTATAAACTTAACCCAATACTGAACAAACTGTTCAACTCCATCCATTCTGTTAGACTGCATATTGTTAATTGCATCTAACATATCAATAACAATTTCAATGTCAGACAATCTTTCGTGATTGTTTGGAAACTCAACGATAGGAATACTGCCAAAACCATGTAATTTCCAGTCAGACACAATGCCGTTTCTAATAATACATGAGTTTGTATCTGTGTAGCACAACTTGTAATAATTGCCCTCAAAGTCCTTTAACTCTTGTACCGCAACCATAGGTTCTTCTGTGCTTTCATTGTAAATAACAAAAGTATTCATGGGTGTAGGACACACAATTCTAAATGGTATGTCACCATCAGAAAACTGTAATGCTTTAAATGATGTTCCTGTTGCCGACTGCCATTCACCCGACTTAATGTCTTTTTCTTGTTTATTTGCATCTGACATATAGTCGTTAAGTTCATCAACAGCATTATTTACGGCATCATCATCTTTTCTGCTTACAAATTGTACCGGCTCCCCATAAGTTTGCCCGACTTTGAATTGCACTATCTCATATGCATGATTTTCTACAATTTTGTTTATAATATCATCATTTGCGACTTTTGTTCTGTACAACACCGGTTGGTCGCCTTTGTAATATCGCCACAAATAATCTATTATTGTTTTGTTATAATAGAAATTTCCGATAACATCACCGACAACCTTTAATATGTTGTCCTGTGTTATTGTCTCCGCAGTAGTATATAATACTTTTCTGCCGTAATTTCCTTTTATAATATCTCTCAGAGGTCTTGTGTTCCGCATATTCCCTCCTAATATAAAACAGCACCGCTAGATGTTTCTCTTTTTGGTAACGGCTTAACTGTTGTTTCATCCCTTGCAACATCATAAATAACTTGTAAATTACATTTTTTGCATTTTGCAATTTTATTTATTGTTGCTCGTCCATCATATGTAGCGACTTTTCGCCTGCATTGAGGACAATATATCATTTTACTTTTCATTCTGTTTTTCTCCGTAAAAAATGCGTACCACTTGTTAAAAAGTGATACGCACCGAAAAGAAGTATTTATATGAGTATTTTTACAATTATAATAATATCACATTTGCTATGTGACATTCTATGACAACTTACAAATATTCATCTCCATATTTTTCTTCAAATTCTTTTAATGCTTTTGAATGTATTCTGTGAACTTGTCGCCAGCACCATCCTGTCTTATTTGCTATTTTTTCAAAAGTCAGTTTTTCAATGTATCTTGCAAATAAAATCTCATAGTAATCATCATTTTCTATATTTTGAATTTGAGATATAATATAGTTTTTCTTGTCAACATAATCGTCTATCATATTATCAAGTTTTCGTTCCATATAGTCCAATTTTGCTATACTTGTTCCGATTGGGTCTTGATTAGGCGTTGTCATTACTTTTTCATTATTTTTAACTGCTGAAATGCTACAAGATAGCTCTTTAAACTGTGAAATTTCCAGTAATTTATTATTTATCAGCATATTCAATCTATTGATTTGATTAAGATAGTCTTTTGTTGTCATATATCATCAATACCTCCTACCGCTACTAAAAGGATTTACAGCCGCTTCAACTTTTGCGGCACTCCAATTACCCTCAATGAAATATGCTAATGACGCAAGGCAGTCAGCCGCATCTTCATGTTTGTTTTTTCCTGTTATTGTAAAACTGTATAAGTTTGTCATAAATTTTCTGTATTCTTGACTTCTGCATCCAACATCACGAAAATAAAATTCTCTTATACTTCCTGCTTTGTCCCATATTCTTTGAGTTTTTCTTTTATTCGTTGGTGCATATTCTGACCTCAAATTGATTTTTTTCCCTTTTGCTTGCAACATTACATCAACTTCATCTTTGTAACCCTCGCCGCCTTGATTTGCTTCAAAATATGCCGACCCGACATCATGGTCTATAATCATATTTACAACTTTTGGCTTTGTAAATTTCTTTTCGTTGTTATCGAAAACAACATCATCTATATATATTGAGTTATCCTCATACATATAAGCTACCGCAAATGCAAGGAAATCTTCTCCGCCTAAAGCAACATCGCAAGCCGCACATATTCTGTATGGTTCTTCTTTCGGAAGTACACCATTGTAAAATTTCATATGCTCAGGATTGAATACTGCTCCATCTCTTTCAATAGGCTCTTGCTGATACTGAGCATACCAAGAAGCCATATCGTCATTTTCTTCAAATTTTGCTCTTAATGTTCGATAATACTGCGTTGTATATCCAACTCCGTAATCATAATCAAAGTTACTTTCGTCATTTTCATCAAGTGCCGGAATTTTTAAAATTTCATATCTAATATCTTTTGCTTCAGGATTATTTTGTAAGAAATCTAATCTGTCACTATAAAGGTCATGTAAACTCCAAATTGTACCGTTATGTATGAGTTTGCATTGTTCTTTTTTTCGTGACATTACATTGTTGTCAAATATTATCTGTTTTCGTTTAAGTGTCTCAGGATTAAGTACATCTTGAATACCCTCTAAAATATCATCAAGTACCATCCAGCCGTATGCGTCATACTCCCCATTAAGACCACTTTCCAGCCCTTTCCCTGACAATGTTTTGTATTTTTTCTTTCGTTTTAAATCTACTTTGTTGTTTTTAGCATCAGTACACGCAACTTTAATGTCCGGAAATACATCAGCAAAGCAATAGGTAGGGTCAGTCCATATTTCCATCACACCAGTAAGAAAAGCTCCGCCCAATCCCTCTTTATATGTTATATATAAATTGCTTTTTTCCGTATCTTTTGCACAATGCCACGACATAGCAAGTGTTATAATTTGGGATTTACCTATTCTCGGTGGCATATGTATGAACAACTCGTCAAGTTTTCCATCTTCTAATTCTTGAATTTTATCTACAACTTGTTTAAGTGTTTTTCTTCTAGGTTCATAGAACCTTTCTTTTCGGGGTCTGTCTTTTTCAATGTATAAAATATAGCTATCAAGTAGCATTGGTGCTTCATAAAGTAAAACCTTGTAATATTTTTCTATAATTTCATATGTTTGCTTGTTTGTTTGTGATTGTTCTTCAAGCCATTTAAAATCCGCACCATTTGTAACTATACTTATGTATTCAAAAATTAACTCTTTTGCCTTTGCAGACAATTTCAAGCCGTATTCTTTGTCTTTTTCCGTCAGCAAAGCAACTTCTACAGCTTCAACATAAGCATTTATAACACTTTCATCTATTCCATTTCTCTCTATGTAATTTTCATAACTTTGAACTGTTTCTTTAAGATATTTAGATGCCAAAAAAGAAGCACCTCGCTTTCTAGCAAAGGTGCTTATAGACCTCTGCCTATAACTGTTTTAGGGTAGCGACTAACTCTATTTGTTAGCCGGTAATGTTTTTATTTTTAATATTCTTTGATTTTTCCGTCTATATCCCTTATTTTCAACTCATCAGCTTCAAATACAACAACTAATTGTTTTTTGTCTCCAACTTCTGCCGCTGATATTATATCGCGAACATTAGGTATCTCGTGTCCATTTAAAAACAATGTAATTCGTGCGTTATATTTGTAGCACATATCTAATAATATTTCGCTTTTTGCTTTTGATGATTGGGATGATAATTTATCATATTTTTCAGCCTTTTCAAGCACAAGCATTAAATCCTTAAATGTCAAGCCGTATCTTTTGTCTTTTGTCCATCCACCTAATTTTTCATCAATTAGATGCTTTAATTCTCTTATCTCATCGTCTTTGCTTTGTAATATTTTTTTAATATCTTTTTCACTTGAGTATCCATTGACAATACATTTTGCAATATCAATAAATTGTTGCGGATGTTCAACTCTGTTTAATGCCTCTTCAAAGGTGTAATTTCCTTTGTAATCCATAATAATTCCGACAGCTTCATATTTTCCAAGATTAACTCCTAAAAATCGGTCTGTAACTGTATTCCATATAGCATACAGATTGTCTACATCATCTTGCAATGCAACTATTAACATAATCTCACTCCTTGTTCAGTTCATCCGCACGCCTTGTCATTTCAATCTGTGTTCCGTTTTCGTCCCTTGTGCCGACAGTTACATATCTGTCACAGTCACCACTTGGTATATTGCCAAGTCTTATTTCCGTTTTATCATCATCAAACTTGTAACAATCACGCATTTTTTCAATGCAGTTATTCATCTCTAATATTTTCATAATCTCACTCCTTAAAGCAATCTCTTAACGCTTGCCTGTCTGCTTCATTATCTGCCACAATAACAGGTTCATCTTCTAAAGTGGAACAAATCTATAGGCTCACCGTTTCTACCACCTATTTTATGTGGCTGTATCTCTCTAAACGCTCCACACTCTATTGATTTAATTATATCTGCCATGCTCATTTTCAAAACTCCTATTCCGCCAACAACTTATACAGTTCCAACGCTTCATCATCTTTAATAAGTTTTCTGATATAGGTTTTCCCGTTATGGTTCTCAAATACCATTGCTATTGGTCGTTCTCCTGTTTCCAACCCTAAATCAAACGCAACTGACATTACTTCTTCCCCAGCTTTTTCAACTCTAGCTTTTGGAATTATCACATTTTCAGGCATTTTAAATATTTTACTCATTCCTCATAAACCTCTTAAAATCTTTCCTACACTTAGAGCATAAATCATATTGGTGCTCGTTTCTCCATATAGCCATTGGGAGTGTTTGTTTTGCTAAATCCTCTGCCGTGTATATAGCTTCCTCGTGAAAAGGTTCTAATTCTTCTGTTTTGAAATAAGCGTATTCCTTATTGTAAAATATTATTTCTTTTCCGCACCTGTCGCAAGTGTGCCATTCTTTCTGATGTTTCATAAAATCCCTCGCTTACAAATCAAGTTTATTCAAATAATCTGTTCCACTATTTTCAAGTGCCTTGCTAATGCCGTTAATCATATTAGCCATTGTCTGTTCGACTTCCTTTATCTTTTCAACACTTCCACCGCATTGTAATGATAAATATCTTTTCTGCCAAACGCTTGCATTTACAACTATACTATTGTGGACATCTTTCTGTGTAACCATAATTTCACTGCCTTTTAAGCTAATCCTAGCATACATAAAATATCAAGCCTCGATATTCTTTCCGTGCCCTCTCTTGTGTGCATAAGAATATCTTTAAGTCTTTCGTTTTCTGCATTACTGTATTTATTTCTATCATACGCTTCTGAAAAACAATAATATTTGCAATATCCATAGCCTACCCCAAGTCCGTTTCCGTAAATGCTCTTTCCGACAATATCGTAATATTTTGGCACTTTTAAAATATTGTGTTTTTCATCTAGGGTACATTCCTTTTGCTCTGCTTCTAGTTTTGATTGAAGATATTTTAAAAAACTAACAATATCTTTTTCCGTTTTGGAAATATATAAAATAGTTTCGTTCATTCTTCCACCTCGCCAAATTATTTATGATTTTTCCACCAAAACAAAATTTTTTCACGTGGGATAGTATGTGTTCCACGCATAAATTCTTCTGAGCCCTCATAAACAATTACTGAGTTAAAATCAATACGGTCTTTAAATAGTTCACAGTTTTTTGTAACTTTATCCATTGCATATGCTGTTGCCTCATCATAAGTCTTGAACCATTTTTCTGCTGCACCATATGCAAGTGGGCAAGTTCCGCTCTCGTCAAATACGATATATCCGTCTTTGCTTTGTGTTAATTCATTCATTCTTCCACCAACTTTCTAAGCACCATACATAAACATATTCCCAAAATGGAAATCATTTAGTGCTTTTTCTAATTCGTCTTTGTACCTAAATGGACTTAAAGGACTTTTTATTTCTTCCCTCAACATAGGTGACGTATTGTCTATCAAAATACCTTGTGTAGCACTTGCAAGATTTTGTGGCGGCAAATCCGCTAAAGCGCATAATTCCATTCTTTTATGGTCGCATTTTTTAGATTTAGGGCAACTTTTACATTTTTCTGCTAATTTACTTAAAGGTTCTGCCATTACTACACCAACTTTCTACCGCAAATAGGGCAAAACACAATCTCAAAATATCCTCTCGCTATTCCATTCTTGCCCCAAATAATGATTGACGGATTATCTTCGCCATGAAGATATACTTGGCAATCTTTCAAATCCGTTTCTGTTGCGCATTTATTGATTGCAATTTCTTTTCCCGTTATCATTCCTTTTTGTGAATGATATTTGTCACAAAATTCACACATACTTAGTCCTCTCTCAGTTTTTCGCCACACATAGGGCAATAAGATATTTTTGCTTCCGCTTCCAAAGGAATGGCACCTACAAAATATGAGCTTTGTAAAATTCCTAGAACTGTTAAAGTATTACCACCTTCTATTCCAGCGGTAACCATTTCAATTACATCAGGCTTCTGTTTTATAGATGAAATTATCGCTCTGGGCTTATTATTACAAAACTTACACATATTGCACCTCACTGTTTATATTTTTTTATAATCTTGCACACTAATTTCATTTCAGTTGTTCAAATTCTTTTTCATATTCTTCTTTTTTCTTTTTCATCCACTCAGTTAATTCATCCATAAATCTATATGAATGACAACTATCTTGATGTTTCGGTGTTGTTACTGCAATCCAATGATGACTATTTTCTCTCTCATCAACAATCTTCGATATGGTTTCAATGTCATGTATCAAAATATTTGCTTGGTTCAATAGTTCTTTATTCATTGTTGTCCCTCCTATCAGTCTATTTATACGCCCTAATAATCTGCGAAATCCGCCCCTGCGAGCATCCCATTTCGTCAGCAATCTTTGCTTGCGACCATTTGGCATTATGTAAAGCCATTACCTTGCCTACATCAATAGAACTCTTTTCCGCTGATGTTTTATTAGAAGTATCTGTTTCTTCATTTTCGTTCTCGTTATCTTCTCCAAAAACTTCGGTATATTCATCCCGAACCTGTTCTTCAAATGCCTTTTGATTTGCGTTGTCTTTCTCTCTGTCCAGTTCCATCGTTGTCATAACGCAATATCCAGCAAGGTCTAACAGCGTATCTCTTATAGTTTCGTCAGCAACTTTCTGTTCTGCTCCTGATGCCATATTATCAAGCCTGTTCCATTTATCTTCCATGCGAACCATAGCCGCTACTAATCCATATTTCTTAAATGAACGGCTAAAGCTATCGCCATAATCATGATTTTTCTTGACATATGTATCATGTATCTGTTGTAAAAGTATTTTGTGTTGTTCCAAATTATCCATCTTTCTTACCTCTCACATAAATTATTAAAGAGTAGTCCGGGGTCGAACCGGATAAAACACCATCTGTCTACTCTTCTTCATATTGTCATGAGGAACTTTAAAAAGCCTGTTTATCAGTCATCCTCGATAGTTTTGAGGATAAGTAGATAGGTGTGGATTTGCACCACACATGATTGATTTCTGAAAGCTGTTTGTTGCTAATTACGGACAATCTCCGCTTATCACTCGGCAAACATGCTATCAATTAGCTTCTTTGCTTGCGTTTACCTATTCCGTCACTATCTACCACCCGCGTCGTAACTAGTATTTTTGCGTGGGCATTTTTTAATAATGTCAACAGCTAGTTTCTGTTCTTCCATTGCCGACATTGGTTTCTGCACAAGTGTTGACATAACGCAGACACAAGGATTCGAACCTTGACAGCATTTCTGCTGGATAGCTTAGCAAGCTACTGTGATACCATTACACTATATCTGCATAACTGGCAGTTTCCGTTTTTACTTACTCCACACTGCCCTAAGTGTAAGGTTCTTTTAGTCAGCGGTTAACGCTATCTTTTGAATAACAACCGCTCAATTCAGTTCCCTGTGCTAAGTTTAACCGGTATATTGATTAACACCTGCATTTCTATAATAAACGCACTAGGAGTGTACTGACAACATCGCCAACTGGCATAGCAGGTATCGAACCTGCGACATCCTGATTAACAATCAGGCGTTCTACCACTGAACTATATGCCAAAATTGCATACACCTCTGTATAGGCTTTTAAGATGGTATGCAAGCACCTGTGTGTTATGGGTGGGTGTGAAAGTTGTAATGGAACTACATTAGTCCAGTACGGAAAAAGTATGTAAGTTCGGGCATCGTGGGATAGACACCCGAACAACCACACCGAGCCGTGCGATGGCTCTTTAATCAGTATTCCACTAGTGTGGGAAAGGAGTTTTTCTCCGCGATTTTGCAAGAAGAAAAACAAAGATGGCATATCTTGCCAAACTGGGGTAATGGGATTTGAACCCATGATGTAGCAGTCAAAGTGCTATGCCTTAACCTCTTGGCTATACCCCATTATCCCGCAAGACTGTTATTGCCTTGCGGATGTGATATGTAATATTTTTATGAAGTACTAAAGATATGAATTAAAATACAAATATTAAACAAGTTTCAAAAAATGTTTCACTTTAAATTGTTGGTGCTCTTATTGCCATACTTTATCACCTCAGTTCTATTTATTATCTTCACATAGTCGGGCGTATTTCCATTCTGACACGAAGTTAGCATTTTCTATGCTCCATGAAGTTACACCCTCAACCCATGCAAAAACTTTTCCGTTTTCATATTTTGCAAAGTATCTATGTTTCCATTTTACTGATTCAGATTCACTGTCTTTTACAAGAATTGGAGTATCGACAGGTACTTTCGACCAATCTGTTTTATATTCTTCATCAAGCCACTGTTTTGCAAGTGTTTTACAAGCTATTCCGTTATGATGAAACCGGCATTGTTCACTACAGGATGTAGGGCACTGAAAAGGCTTATTTTCTTCATCCACTCCAAAACTGTTTAAAAAAATACTGTATAAATCTTCCGCATACTTTTCTTTGTTTGTCATTCTATCCACCGCCTTATCAATATTTTATAACATGCTTTTTCAAGCACTTTTTACAAACATAAACATCTTTATATCCGACTGGAATTTTATCATTTTCTCCTTGTATCGCAACGCAATGTTTTAATTCCCATTCATTTTTACAAAATAACCTTTTTAAAATTTCTGCTATCATATACACCTCATACCAATCTTGCTAAGTGCTTGCCCTTGAGGACAATATATACTTTCTTAGGACTACTGCCATCTTTCGGAAAATGCCAATCAACTATATGATTTTGCACCAGTAGGTAACTTTTAAAAATAAACCTTACCGGAATGTCATTATGTCTTAACGAAAACAATTCTTTTACAGTGTATTTTCTCATGTACTACTCCTTTTTGCTGCTAATATGTTTAAAAGTCGGTGATGTTATACAAACAAAAGCAGCTATGTTATATAATATCACTTCCCAAAAGTTTATTGCCCCAATATAGTAGGCTATTCTTATAACCAACGAAAAGATTAAGATAATTAAACAAGCCATATCGTAACTCCTTTTTCTAAAAAGCCGGTTTTTGTTTTTGAGGATATTTGAGGGACTTAGTGGGGCGATTTTTTCAAGCTCACCAGAGGGGTACCCCCTGCCGCAATGATTGTCAGATTTACTGTTGTGAACATATATCAGTAAATGCCAAAAATCTGTCATTTTCTTCAACTATTCGTAAAAGTATAGTTTAGCGAAGAGTTGAGTTCTTAAACCGCTGTATCTTGTTGTTCTTATCCTCAACAGCCGCTACATGTTGTGGTGCTGTATCAAGTCTTGGAAGCTCTGCTGCTGTCTTTTGTTCGACTTGCTGTACATGAAGCTTGCCATCCTCTCGCCATCCCTTCTTATGATTAAGTGCTGCAAGTGCCCCGGTCGGATTTCTGAGTGAGAACGCTTTAGACATCAAAGCCTCTTCCTCGCTATCATAAAGATTTTGCAAAAACTCTGAACCCGCTTTACTTAATACATTACTATCTTTTTTCCATCTGCATATAGTATCTACTGTTATGCCTGTCATATATATAAACCCTTGTTGTGTAGGTATTTTATCATATAGCATACACTCATATATATATATATCGCATATCTTTTTTACTTTCTCTAAATCATATGCATTGCAGTTGCTTTTATTAAGATTACTATGTTCGTTGTTATAACTATTATTTATATAGCCATCAGGAGGTGTGGTCATTTTAAGCATTTTATTATTTTTAAATACATGCTTTTGAATGTACATCAATGCAGAACTCCATACATTTTGTGACTCGCTTCTCATGTCCCCTATGCCTTGCTCTTCAAGAAAAAGCTGTAAATATTTATCTACATCATTTTCAAAGACATCTATGTTTTGTTCTACATCCTTTACCATCTTTTCACCTCCAGTATGTTATATAAATAAAAAAGCACCTGCAAAGATATACATTCTACACATACTCTATACATGTGTTTATATATCTCTTACAAGTGCTAAACAGCTAAGTTATTTAATTTATGCATCTACTATACAGCTAAATATAACTACTGTCAATACCCTAAATATGTTTTTTTGCTTTATATATAATCTACATACTGGCTATATATGTGTATAGTGTAGTATATATATTTATAATATACTGTACTGGCTGTATTTATATATATATTTATGCTTAATATACTTTAGTGGCTAATACTATAGTTTTATCTAAGAGTTAAAGTCTTTGATATAACAGTAAACAGAAACAGATGCTTGTATGGTGTATCAGAAAAACTCAAAAATCTGTATATTTATAGCATAATATTTGTGATAACTGCACAAAATAAAATAATATGGACCTGTATTTACTTGTTAAAAATGCAATACAAAAATGCCGTTTTTAAAAATATACAGAAATTCGAGTTCGTGTTTGTAAAATTATACAGAAACTAGACTAGATTTATACAGATTTTTGAGTAATGATATATACCCTATCCGTAACTCAATTTTCTGTATTATTATAAAATATGATTGTATTAAAAAAGCGACTATATTTCAAGCTGCTAAAACTAGCACCCAACTTTTTATTTATACAAAAAATTCCTGAAACAATCATAGACTGTTTGTGCTTTGCTGATTTCTTCGATGTTTTCAAAGAAATTTTTATCCAAACGGACATCATTCCTTACCGTAACGCTAACCATTTCAGCTTCCGGGTCATATTTAGAATATTTTGTTCTATCAGATTTTACCTTTTTGTAGAAGTCAAGATGTGCAAGCAGCGCATCCTTGTCCACATCTACCATGTAGAGTTTTCTGCCAATCCTGACCTCTATATTCTGATTTTTGCCGTATGGTAATTTATCTATATTTACCCTGCCTAATATATCATTTAAATTGATAATGTTTTTTGTCATAATATCCACCACTCAGTCATTGACTGCCTTTCTTTATTTGATATACTTATTATACAACTTTGAACGGCAAAAGTCAACACTATTATTTGTGTAACTAAAAATATTTAATCTTTTCTTCGTCACTCGGTACTATATCTATAATGTCAGATGGCTGGCATCTTAATATACAACATATTGTGTTAAGCGTATCAAGAGTAAAACCTTTTCCTTTCCTTATATTTTGTATTGTTCCCTCGCCTAAAATCTTTTCTTTTCTCATACGTGAACAGTTATAACCTCTGTCTGCTAACTCTTTTAATATATCTTTTTTATAAATAAACATTTTTAAAACTCCTTTCATAAAACTAACTTTGTTTTGTGTTTTAATTATACAAATTTTGATTGAATAAATCAATAAAAATATTTTTAATTTACACTACTTTTTGTGTTGACATACACCAATATTTGTGTTATTATATATACAACATAAGGAAAGCAAATAACAAACAAGAAAGGTTGAAAAGGTGAACATTATGACAAAAGAGGAAAATTATGAAAACGTTTCTTTAAAAGCTGAAGAAATCAGAGATTATTTATTAAAAAATCAAGAACCGTATGCACTTGACGCGGCATATAGCAAGCCGTGGGATTGGTACAGAGACCACACAATTCAGGAGGCTATCGAAATTTTAAGAAAAGAAACTGAGTTCCAAACCGATATTAACGGAAGATTTACGAGTAAAAAAGGTATTGAATACAGATTTACAATTTCTAAAGATTTAAGCGTAGTGCAGTACAAAAGCGGATATGATTATTATGTACGATGTCCGGGCGGTTCAAGAGTTGGACGTGATAAATATGTAAATCCCACAAAAGAACTTAAAGAATATATAAAAAGCAGATATGGTTTAGATGTTTGGAATTATTAAGAAAGGTTTAGCAAGGTCGGCTTTTCCAAGGTTCGATTCCCCGGCTTGCTTTGAATTAAAATAAAATAAAAGGCAATAACTTAGCATAGGGAGGCGATTTTATGACAGCAAAGCAATTTTACAATTTTCACCATTCCCAGTTCGGCACTTGGGAACACGGCAAAATTAAAAAAACATGGATTGACGAAAACGGTAACACTTGTATCATGTATCAATCGGGCAAATGGTGGCATTACAATGTTGACAAAAAAGGGAATATAATTTTTTGGTAATTGAAAAACATCACTATAAAAGATATAATTAAAAATGAAAGGTTAAAAAGGTGGTTATTATGTGGAAAAATTCGGTGGAGTATAACGGCGTCGAATACAGCGAAATGGAGTACAATGGTAAAGTGTACATTTTAGAAGGACGCACATTGTACGAAGAAATTTCAGAAAGTAAAGTGCCAAAATGGTTAAAGGCTTGCGTTCCTGGAACGCACCAAGACGGCTATTTATACTCTAATGTGTATGGAATAGCTTGCCATAAGTTTTTTAAAGAGCATGAAAATATTTTTGATTATACACTCAAAAACGATAAATATTATTACTTAGAGAAAGAAAATACAAATTTTTATTTAACTTTAGAAAAAGAAGATGCAGGAATGTATTCGACAGATGGTTTAGGTTTTAAATCTGAAAATACCATTTCTTTAGAAGAAATAAATGTTATAATTAAAGAAAAACGATATGAAGATGTGATTCGTTTGCTTTTAAAAAAACATAACATTAGATTTCAAGGTTATGCTTATGCAGCATTAGATAATGAAAAAGTTCAAAAAATATTAAACAATTTAGAGCCTGAGCGTTTAGCAGGTAAAAGAGTTAAATTAACTTTTGAAGAAGCAAAACAAACGCTTTTAGAAAGCAATAAAATACGCTTTCACATTTATATTAAGAATAAAAAAAATGAATTTTGGTAAAAGAAAAGAGACTGTAAAAAGTCTCTTTTTGTTTTACAATATCGAATTTTGTTTTTGTAAAATATCCATAAGCTGACCGGCTGACATGAGCGTATATTTTTGCCCTCGCTTTAACTGTATTCTGTCTGTATATTCATAACCTGTATATATTTCCGCTCCCTGCATCATTTCGGATATTGCGTAAACCCTGCAACTCTTGCTATACTCTGATATATCAAGTTCAAGGCTTTCTATCAAGTCCTCGCACTCATACGATATTTGTACGCCTTTTGTTCCTGCTATTGCCATGCTAAAACTCCTTTTTATTTGTTAGTATAGCAGTTTTCCTCTTTACTGGCAATTCCTTTACTTATCATCAATGCTGTTGTTAAATAGTCGCTGTATCGTATCTCAGATATAAGTTTTTCTACTGTCATGTCAGGGTTTGTCTTTTGTATCTGCTCTAATAATTCCTTTATCATGCCACACTCCTTGTTAAAGTAATCATCAAATCGTCAAGTAAATATATCAGATTTGCCCCATATAAACTTATCCAGTCAGCCAAATATTCCTCTTGCTGAATAGGCATATATATGTTGTAACTGAAGCAAAAACAATGGCATAATTCATGAGCCATTACTTTGCGTAAATAGCCGTTTTTTACATTATCTGATACATATACTGTCTTGTCGTTAAAATCGGTCACAGCAAGGCTAATAGAACCGTCAGAACGCATAAGTTTATTGCTGTCACTTGGCACAAATACAATTTGCCACATTATATTATTTATTATAAACATAAAATCACCTCACAAACATTGATTTTATTATTTAAAAACAGGCTACAGATATTGCTATCTATAGCCCTAGATTGTCGGAAAATATTATTCTCAAATCTTAGAAACAAGCGTACTAAGTTTTGTTCTTAAAAGATTTTTTTCCTCTGCGGTCATGTCACCAAGCAAGTGTGTAATGTCTGTTGACAACTCTTTCATGTAGCCGTCAAGGGATTTCATCTTATGCTCTTTATCTTCCTGAGTGTTTCCTTTGTGTAACTCTTTCGTTTCTGTATAGTTACGCTTTGCCCTGTCATAGTTGCTTTCAGAGTAGTTTCTTGACATATTATTGCTACCACTCGCATTGCTTGCAGGTTCGCTGTAATACATCTTTCCTCTATCATCCCTATCCATATCCCTCATATGCTCTCTTTCAGGGTACATATGATAATATGGTGGTTCTTCATATCCTCTGCGATATGTTCCTTTGCCTTTAGGGGCAAATCTGCCGTTCGCATAGCGGTAAGCGTCATAATATCTTCTGTCCGGATAATCTTCGTACTGTTCAAGCATACGCATAATATCCTCATTATCTTCTGCCTTTTCCATAGCTTCAACAATTCTGTAATCCTTATCAAAACAAGCTATGTTCTTCGCTATTTCTGTAAAATCCTTTAAATCGTCAAGGTTCTGCCCCTCAAAATTGTCAATTCCAATTCCGTCAACCTTAGCCTTGACGCATTCCATAATCTGTTTAGCCCATTTGTGCATATCATCAAGCCTCCCTTACTGCGATTAAGTTACTGTTCTGAACTTCAATAGCCTGTGTAGATGTATTCTGCACCGCTACTGTACTGCAACAACCACAAGGCACATCAACGTATGCCTGTGCTGATACGTTAAATAAATTCTCAACTGCGGCTGGTGTAACGACCATTCTTGTAGACTGTAAAGGCTCTCCGTCAACCGCGATTGCAAGTGAAATCTCTCCAACCGTGCCTCCTGTAGGTATCTGAATGTTGCCGGAATACGATACAAGGAATCTAGCCTTGCACTGATTTGTAATACCTCTTAACTTGATAATTCCGCTTCCCTGTCTGTGGACTATACATTTGCTACCGCATACCGGTGTTTCTGTAAATGTAACATCTTCTCCGGCGGCAACTGTTTGTAACGCAATTCCTGTTATTTCCATTATTTTTACCTCTCTTTCATAAAAATAAGGGCAAACATTATAGCCTGCCCTTTGTGTTTGTAAGTAATACTGCTTAGCAGACATAATCTCGTTTAAATCTTGTTTTAATTCGTTAATGCCAAATTAAAAACAAGTTAAACTTAATTAAGATACTTTATTGTTTTAAGCCTTTTTGAAAGCTTTTATTTTTTTAGTTAAGTTTTTTCCAACAATGCCATATATAAAAGAATTACTATCAAAAAATCAAAATCTTCATATTCTTCTTTCATTAGCAACCACATCCGGTATTGCAACCGCAACTGTAAGCATAAGCATTAGGATTAGGCACAACATAGGCTGGAATAGCTGTAGGATTTACAGAGTTGACAATCTGCTGTGTCTGTGCTGTCATTGCAGAAGTCAGAAGTGCGTTCTGTCTATCCTGTGAAGCAGCTCTTCTCAAATCGTTATTCTCTGCCTGTAAGGTTGCAATCTTATCATTTGTCAGGAAGTCAAGGATTGCCCTCGTTCCTGCCTGCTGGCTGTCAATAATATCTCTTGTATTATTGTTCATTGTGTTCTGTAAAGCACAGGTGTTAGTTGCTAAATTGTAATTAACTCCCTGAATAGCTTCTCTTGTCTCACAGCAACAGTTAGCAAGCTGTGACTGTAAAGCGTTGGTGTTCTGCATATTAGCGACTGTATCAGCGTTAATAGCCTGCTGAATGCTGAATCCGGTCTGCATGATATTTGTGTTAATACCATTAAAACCTGTGAGCATACTGTTGTTCATAGCATAGAAACCGTCACAAAGTCCGTTAGAAATGCCATCAAGTTTTGAAACAACAGTCTGATTATCAAATCCACGCTGAATAGCACTGTCTGTATAAGCGGCGGCAGTAGAACCCATTCCATTACCGTTACCCCAGCCGTTGTTACCAAAACCACCCCAGCCGAAAATAAGAAGAATGACAATCCACCATGCTCCGTCTCCCCACATACCATCATTGTTTCTGTTATTGCCTGTTACTGCCGCAATATCGGCAAGGCTAACTCCGTTGTTAAACATATTAGTTTACCTCCATTTGATTTATTTACAAAATAGGGAACTGGTTTTTATTGTCCGGACAAAACCCTAATATGCACTATTTTTGAATTTGTTTTTGAATTTCCTGTATATTTAATCCTTGCTCATTCATAAAATTACCAAGAATTTGCTGTGCTCCATTCATGTCGCCACTGTTTATTTTTTGCAACATATTTTTTGCCATGGGATTTCCTTGATTTGCCGCTTGCTCTAATGTTTTCATAGCGGCTTCTTTTGGATTTTTTATATTTTTAATCTGATTTAACATCTGCATAATCTGATTATTCATTTACACCGCCCTCCTTTTTTAAAGTCGAAGTTTTCCTTTGAGAAGTAGCACTTTTACACATTTTGTTTTCTAACTCGTCAAATTTATTAAAAATCTCATCAAACTTCTGCATAAATACCGCTGTGCTTTCGTCTGATAGGTCAATTTTCAAGTTTTCGATATTTTCTGTATTATTTATGCCTTGACTGTTTTTAGGCTCTGTATAAGGTTTATACACGACTGTTTTTATTGAGCCGTCTGCACCCCATTGTTTTGCATAAATTTCCGTCAAGTCTTGTTTAGGAAAAAATGCGACACTTCCATCCATGGGTACATCATTAGCCGCAATTTGTTCAACTGCTGCCACCATTCTACCATTTATCCCTGCTTGTATCTGTAAATTCTGCTGTTGTGGTACTTGTTGAACTGGCTGTTGCGGTAACTGTTGTTCCTGAAATCTTTGCATCGGGTTATATGGATATGCGTTATAACCTGGCGTATAAGTCATCATCTGTGGTTGATAAGGATTGTTTATCATGTTCTCTCTCCTCTAATACATCCTCAATAACGCTAAACAATATTGTTTGAGTTACTAAGTCTAATTTTTGTATTTGTTCCCGTGAGAGTAATCGCTCTCTTAAATCTTCGTCGTACACTTCAATCACTCTCCTTTTTGTAATTTTATTTTCACATAAAAAAAGCCGCTTAAAGCGACAGAAAAACGACAGTTTAACGACACAAAAACGACAGTTTGATTTTATTTAATTGTAAAAAGTACGATAAATACGGCATTAGCACTAGCATACCGCCGTAGGCAC